TTAAGTGGTTCCACGCTCAAGTGCATTTCTCCTGCCAGGCGGTTGAACCAATGGCAGTTCATGGTCGTAGCGCTGCCGCATCGTTTCGGTGACGTGGCCGCCTGCAGCCTTGTTGTCGCCGTCCGTGATGCCCCGGTGCTTGAGGCCGTGTAGTGCGAAGCGCTCGCTTCTGGAGATCACACCGACGCGAACCGCTTCGGTAATGAAGCGCTGCCAAGCGCTGTCGAGGGCGGACTTGGTAATGGGGGCGCCTCCTCGCTCCACCAGCAAGAACCTGTCGCTGGCACGTAGCGGAACGGGGCGCACTCGGCCCTTGCGGTTCCAGATGCGGTGGCGCCGCGCCAGCAGCTGATCCCATGCTTCGATCATCGCTTCATCCCACTCCGTCACGTTGTCACGCGATCCTTTGCGGCGATTGCTATGCACCCCTTCGACCTGGCGGTGCGCGTCGGTCAGCGTGCAGACCTCGATACCGCGCAGGCGAACGCTGTAGGCCAGGATCATTACCGGGGCCAGGTAATCGGGGAAGCTGCCCTTGGCGTTGGATGGGAGCGCGCCGCGTTCCCGCGCGAACGCCAGCACTGCGCGGAACGCTTCCTGAGAAGGCATGCGTGCATCGCCGCGTTCTTTTGCTTGGCGCACGCCTTTGGCCGGGTTGGTCTTGCAGTAACCCATTCGGACACCCCAGGACAGGGTAAGCCGCAAGTATCGGTGCAGATGATTGGCCTTGCTGGGGTACGCCGGCAAAGCGGGCTGGGTACGATTCGCTGGTCGGCCAGCAGCAAACGTCTCCACCAGCCGCTGCACGACGGGAGTTGTGATGCGGTCGAGCTGAATTGATCCCAGCAAGGTTCCGTCAGGACGAACATAGTCGGCCAGCACGTCAGCGTAGCCCTTGTAGTTCTTGCGGGTGCCCGCCGCGAGCTGCTTGAAATCGCTGGACTCGTGGTAGCGGTCGAAGAGGAAGCGTAGCGTGCCGCGACCCACGCCCGTGCGCATTTCCTCGACGATGGCGTGCAGATCCGACAGTCGCGCGCTTGCGTGGGCGACCGTGCGCTTCACGCGCCGGCCACCCTCCGCGTGATCTTGGTAGACGAACCAGCGGTCGTCGTGCCAGTAGATCCCTTTCGGCAATGCGTCCTGCTCGATGTGCCCAGGTATGGCCGGGTTGAACTTCCTTTTTCTGCCGCGTGCCATCAGATGTTGTCCTCTTCCCTTATGTCTTCGTGCTGCGGATCGATCAACCCCAACGCCGCGTTCACAGCGTCGATAGTGGTCCAGATTCCGCCTTGGCGGTCGTATTTGTAGCGGATGCCTTCCCTGTCTGCCCAGCGGCGGACGGTGACGGCCCTTGGGGGAGGACCGTCGGGAGCGCAGATCCGCTGCAAGTCTGTGAAGTGCAGAATCTGCTCCATGCTCAGCCTCTCCCAGCGGCAAACAATTTCATCTGCAACACGTTGCTCCGTAATGGCTCCTCCACCGCCGCAGCGGTCGGCTGCAGGCCGTGTTGCTTGTGCCAATGCGCCCAGGCCAGATCGAACGACGGGTGCTTTGCGGTAGTGCTGCAACGGCATTCAATGAGGTGGCCACCGCCCGCGCCCTCACGGCGTAGATCATGGATGTACCGCGCGGGGTGACCCTCGGGGCAGGTGGGGAGGGTTCGCGGTGGCGTCTTCTGCTGCTGTGTCATGCGCCATCCCTCACTGCAACCGTCCAGTTCTGAACTACGGACTTTCTGCCGCACGCGCAGCTGTGATTGAGACCCTCTCGCATATGCAACGCAACATAGATGCTGACGTTATGGCGTAAACCACAGGCAATGCACTTCCAAACGGCGCCAACCTCTTTCGGAAAGATGTTTACCGTCTCAGCCATTGGCCACCTCGCTCGGCAGCTTCACGCCACAGAACGGGCAGAACGTGGGCGCGACAGCCCAGGGCGAATGGCCGCGCTTCTTCTCCACCGCCTTGGTAGCGATGGTCACCGTGGAACTGACGGTGGCGCCTAGAAAGAAGGAACGAGACAGCTGTGTGTTGGCGCCAGCCTCAGCCAGACGCTGGTCGACCTTGTCCATGCAGTCGCACGCGCTCATGCAGCACCTCCGGTGCGGCGAAGGGCCATGGGGGCGCGGCGGCGCAGCGCCTGAGGGATCTGGCCCACGGCCAAGCCGCTATGACGGCGCCGAGGCGGGCGCGTCTGCCACATCCTGAGCATGGTGGCGCCGGCGACCGGCAGCAGCACGCACATGGCCAACAGGGCGACGAAATCAGCCATTGCCCACCTCCTGCGCCGCCTGCGCCACGGCAGCGGCCGTACCCCGCTTGCCGGGCAACATGTTGGCCACTTCGTAGGGGAAGGGCACGCGGCTGGCCAGGTCGGCAAGCTCGGGCGAAATCCAGCTGGTTTCGTCGTTGAAGTCAGTCCCCTTTACCAGCGCCCAGCCCTTCCTGCTCCCTTTCCGGCGCTCGAACACGCACTGCGCGATCTTGGCCGGTCCCATGTTCAGCATCGCCGTGGCGGTCACGCGATTGTGGGTGACATGCAGGGTGATGGTTGCGCTGGCTTCGGACTCGCCGCCGCTACCAGCATTCACACGGTTATGCGCACCCGTGATAGCCTCCGCTCCGGGTCCGGTGCTGGAATCCAGCGACTTTGCGAGGGTGGTCATGGCTTTGCCTGTCATCTGTTGCATGGTTCTCTCCTGAACTTCGTTGGTGGATGGCCTTGGGGGCGGTGTTGGCGCACTCCCCGCCGGGCCTTTGCTGTTGCTGCGGGTCTTACTTCTGGAACACCCAGCACTTCACGGTGCTGCTGAGCAGTTGGGTTGATCGGATCGCGCTGTTCACGGCGGTATTGGCGCTGATGAACTTGTGGCGCTTCGACTCGACCAGCAGCCGTCGCAGGTCGCCAATGTCGGGCACCTGCTGACCGAAGTAGCCGGCCTTCTGAATGAACTCGTTGAGGTTAATGGCGATACGGCTCTCTTCGCGCGAATGGTTCAGCACGCTGCGCTTGTCGCCATTGGCCTGCATCTCGATGTACTCGAACGCATCCCAGAACTCGGAGACGATGCGGTGATCGGCGCCGATGGCGTCCTGACGTTCGGTGGCCATCTTGACCAGGGCGTCCCGCGTATCGCGCACCATGTTCTCCGGCAAGTTCACCACCAGCCGAAGTGCATCGAGCAGTGCGAGCATCTGCGCATGGTTCTTGATGATGCGCTCGACACGCAGCTCTTTCTCCTCGCGCAACCTCGCTTCGTAGAAGCGCACGCGCTCGGCGAACTTCTCCATCACGGCGGTTTCCGCCTTGAGCGCTGCGAGCAGGAAGTAGCTCAACTTCTCGACGGGAAGTGCATTGAGGTTGTCGGCGGCCTGCCGGCTCTCGGTCGTCGCGGTCGGCTTCTTGAAGTGCAGCTTGACGATGCGCGTCAGGATGGCCTCGCTGCCATCGACAGGCGCATTCTGGCTGATGACGATGGTTCCTTGGAACGGCGGTTCGTAGGTTTCGTTGCCGCCGTTGCGCACACCGCGCGTGGCCAGGGTGCCGCCGCCGTAGTAGTCCTTCAGTTCGTCCCACTCGAACGACTTGGCGTGTGCCTTATCGCCGCTGTCACTGCGGTCGGCTTCCAGCAGCACGATGGGCATGCCGGAAATCTGCCCCATGGCGCGGGCGCGACCGGCCTTCGTGGACTTCGCAGGGTCGAAGCCTTCATGGTCCGCACGGGCCAGCAGCTTCCACAGGAAGTTGAGCAGCGTGGTCTTGCCTGCGCCTGCCTCGCCCGTCGCTTCCAAGAACGGGAAGGACTTGTGACTGCTGCGGATCTGATTGGCGTACAGCGAGCCAAACCAGAACGTGAGGGCCACAATGCCGTGCGTGCCGAAGCACGTCCAGAGCCAGCCGAGCCAGTCGGTGGAGTAGTTTTCGTGATCGCGTTGAATGTCCATGCGGATTGACCTCTGTGTGGTTTTGATGCGCAGCTTGTTGAACTCGAAATAGTCCTCGGCATTGGCGAGGGTCACCTCGCCGGCACGCACGGCCAGGTCGGGGAAGATGTACGCCTTGTGGTCAGGGCTGTAGCCGACGAAATCGACCGTATCGACCTTTTTGATGTTGAACAGCTGGTCTTCCATCATTCGGTCCAACTGCTGGCCGCTGCCGCTGAACACGGCGCCCTGCGCAAGGCTGATGATTCGCTTCTTGAACTCGGTAGCGCTGGCCACCTGAGCACCGGTGAAGGTGCCTTTGACCGACGGTGCGTCGTGAGGGAAGTCAACGCGGAAGTAGTACCAGCTTTCGTCGGTCGCTTCGTGGCGCTGGAAGTAGAGGGCTTCGGGGTAGCAGTTGGCGATCTGCTGCACCGACGCACAGGCTCGCCGGATCTTGGCTTCGGTCTCTTCGCTGACTGCTCCCTCTTCGTCATCGGGGTTCTTCTCCCGCATCATCTTGTCGAAGCGCACAGCGTCGAACTCGAACCAGAACAGGCGCGAGGCGAACTCGATGTGGAACTCGGTCTTCTGCTCGCGCTGGTAGATGACCAGCCCCTTGTCCACGGCGGTGCGGGCCATCAGCACGGCGCCGTTGTGGCGTGCCAGGTCGAGGTCAGCCTGCCACTGTGCGTCGCCGTCCTCTGCCGCCTGTGCGCGCAGGTGCAGATCGTTCCAGTCGGTTTTCTTGTCGCCTACCTGCTCGATCTGCGCAGCCATGCACTGATAGCCCAGCTTCTCGGCCCGGCGCGCGTGCTTGACCGTGTAGGCGCGGGCGCCCGGCTCGTTGTCCAGCCCCCACACCAGCACCGGCAGATCGCCCGGACGCGCGGCTTTCAGTTCCTTGAGCGACAGTTCGGGGTAGGCGTTGCTCGACATGGCGGCAACGGCGCAGATGCCGCGCTGCAGGAGGGCAATGGCGTCGAAGATGCCCTCCACGATCCAGACTTCGCGGGCGGTGCGCAGTTGGTCCTGAGCGGCCGCGCCCCACCACACCCCCGCGTAACTCCCGCCCGGCGCAAAACGCGCCTTCATCTTGCCGAACCGGTGGGGGCGGTCGATCAGACGTTCCCACCAGCCTCCCTTCACCAAGGGGAAGCGGACTGTGGCCGTGCCCTGGCGCTTCGCGCGGTCGTAGTAGTCCTCTTGGGTGTAGAGACCCTTCAACGGCTTGACGCTGAATCCGCGGGCGGTGGCCAGGTACGCATCGGCTGCTGCATGCGGCGCCTGCGGTGTCTGCGGGTTGGCCTTGGAGTAGTCATCGAACAGGTCGTCGTAGAGGTCGCGCACGCGCACCTCTTGGCCGCACTTGGCCTGTCGGCCGCAGCGCAGAACCCAAGGCTTCTCGTAGCTGGTGTATAGCTCATTCTTGCCGCAGTGGGGGCACTTGCCCCCGCGCATGTACGGGGTGCCGCTGCGGTGCTTGAGGCCATAGTCGCGCTCTACGCGCGACAGTACCTGTTGGCGGATTTCTTCTTGCATGGCGGCTCAGCCTTCGTTCGCCGCGAGAGCGGCGGTGCAGTGGTGTTGCATGGTTCTCTCCTGACCAACCCCGGCGGCGTTGGCGCGCTGCCGGGATCGGGGGTGGTGTTACTCGACAGCGGGGCGGGACCGGCCGAGGATCGCGGCGAGGTCTTCGGCCATGTATTGCGCGACGGCTGAGGTGTGATCAGCCTCGATTTCCAGCATTTTCGCGGCCTCGCTGGGCAGCTTGGCCAGCAGTTGGGCCGCTGCGGCGATACGGCATAGGCGCAGGTAGTCGGCAAGGCTGATGACCTGGTCGCCGCGATCCACCGGACCGGGCAGCACAGGCGTTTGCCCGTTGTTGCGGGCCATCAGTTCACCCCACCGGGGTAGCTCTCGCCTGTGCGCAGCCATTGGAAGAAGCGCTCGGCCTCACCCTTGGCGAGCAGGTAGACGACGGTTCCGATCTGGATTCCCCCGCTGGCGGTTCGCATCACGTTGCGTGAGTGATGCGCGGTGAAGGTCGCTGCGGTGTCCGACTCGATATGTACCAACGCCAGAAACAGAATCTTGTGCTGGTCGAAGGAAGCGCGCAGGCCGAAGCCGGGGATCTGCGTTTCCAGCACGATGACAGGTCGCAGAACCGGTTCAGGAAGGGCCACGTTGGAAGGGGGCGCCATCAGTGCACCGCCTTGTCGTCGGTGCTGGGTGCGCTGCCGTTGGCATCACACGTGGCGTAGTAGGCGGCAAGCACGTCACCCAGGGTGATTGCGAGCGGGCACACGCCGACGGTGAGCAGGCGGGCGATGAATGCCTGATACGCATCGTGGGGCCATTCGAGGGTGTCGGCGATCAGGCCGAAGGCGAGCGAAAGCTGACGCGCGGCAGGGTTACCGGGCGTGGAAGGGGCACCGTGAGGCACGGAGACGTCTCCTGTTGACGAGATTGGAAACCTCGGCGAGACGTTTCTACGCGACGCACCGAGGGTGTCGGGAGGGTAGAAACCGGTCAACAGTCCGGCGGGCAGTTTTCCCCTTGCGGGTGTTGTATGGCTGCCGCCCTCCCGACGCAGGAAAGCGTCGGTGCGCTCGAAAAGCAGGCGCAAAAAAACCGCGATGCTGACGGGCGCGGATACCGCTGTTGACTCGGAGTTTCTACGCTCCTTGCGGCAAATCCTGCTCCCCGTCCTTGGGGAAGTCAAGTAAAACTGTGTAGAAGTGTGCAGATTGGTTGCAGCTGCGGACAGGTTCATGCTGACACCTGTGCAGCGGTGTGCGAAGGCAGCACCTCATAGGCGCCGCCACTTGCAATGTGGGCCTTGACCAGTGCGCCAAGCTCGGCAGCGTCGCGCTGTTTCTGCGCATAGGGCACGTACTCGATACGCACCGGAGCAGTGACGAAACTCGGCTCCATTGCCGAGGACCAGCCGTCAAATTGTGTCTTGTGGCGCATCACAGGCGCAGCACTCCCTAGCTGGCGCCAGATGGCGCCAGGTCAGTTGGTGGTGGAAGGGGAAAGGTGGATCAGACCGAGGGCTGTTCGCCGTCAGGGGGACAGGACTCGATTGCGTCGATCCAGTCGGTTTGCAGTTCGCCCTGGTCTTGCTTCCAACGCGTCTGCAGCATCGTCCGCTGGTATCCGGGTGTAGGCGGCAGTTCGCAGGCCGGAGCGCTGGGGAGGCCGCTGGGGCTGGCCACGTTGGTCAGTTCGGAACTGCCGGTGTACGTAGCCCCACACATGGGGTTCGGGCAGACATAGGCGTCAGTGCGCAGGAAGGGGTGTTGCAACGCACTGGTGCGCTTTACCAGCCGGGCCTTGCAGGCAGGGCAGCAGAACACAGCGCGCTGTCCGACTGTGGCACTCATGCCTTACCCCGCGCCTTCTTCGTAGCATTCGACTTAACCGGGGCTTTGCCGGCAGTCTTCTTGACCGTGCGAATGCGGGTGGAAACGGGTGAATCTGTGTGAGAATCACTGGCGGCCTTCATGCCGAGCGCCACGGCAGCATCGTGGGTCTTTCCGATCCGGCACTTGCTGGTGCTGCGCAGAGCATTGTTGACGGCGTGCCGGTCCAGTCCATGCAGCTCCGCAAATGCGGGAACGGACAGGCCGTTGTCGATGAGCCACTGCCGGGCTTGTTCGGCAGTGCGCAGCGCAGTGGTACGTCGTTGGGCTTTCATTCCGTTTCCCCTGTGTATTTCTAGGTGGAATGGTGGTGAAGTTAACTGCACCTGTCAAGGGGGAAATCGCGTGTCTGTAGGTAATCGCCTGAAAGAAGAACGGAAGCGTCTGGGCATGACCCAGGAGGCCATGGGACTGGCCTGCGGTGTTGCCAAGCGCACGCAGATCCTGTTCGAGCAAGATGCACACCTGCCCGGTGGCGCGTACTTCGTCGCTGCCGACGAACTCGGCATGGATGTGGTCTATGTGCTGGTCGGCCGTCGTGAGCGGCTGTCCGAAGCTGATGCGGATCTGCTCGATGCTTGGCGCAATGCGTCTGTTTCTGCACGCGCGGCCGCGCTAGCCGCGCTTGGCGGCGCAGTACCGGCGGCAGCAGCTGCACCTCGTACCACGTTCGAGAACACCAGCATCGGTCAGCAGATCAGCGGCGATGTGGATCTGCGTGGGCAGAAGATCGTTGTCAAGCCGCCTAAAGCATCAAATAAACCCAGCCGATAACGCTTACGCAGTGCTCTATTCAGGCCGCTAACTCACATCGCAAGAGGCGCCGGTGTGGCGCGCTATACGGTGTGATGGATTATGAGTTGCGATGAAGGTGTGGAGCGTGGTGCGGCGACGTGCGTTTGCAAGGGTCAGACCGTGTTTGAAGGGGCCGTAATCGGCCAGGTGTTTACGGGTGACGTGCAGATGCAGTGCCCCCACGCGGAGCATCACCGCTTCGCACCTGCAGAAACAGAAAGGGCGCCCAAAGAAACGGGGCGCCCTTTGTCCACTGCACTATTGGCCTTGTCGATTTGGGAAGTGTCCTTGGCCTTGCCGATTGTCGATGTTGCAGCGGGTTCATCGGTGCCCAAGGCCGCGCTGTTTCTCGCCGCCGGTGTCGCGGTGCGCTACTTGAAGGCCAGCGCAGTCCGCTGGGCCATTGAGCGGCTGCTGCGCGCGCGCTCTCGCCGTAGCGAACCAGCATGCAAGCAATGAGCATGCTGCAGGTGCCGCTAGGAATTCCCCAATGGGCGAGTGACAACCGATTGACGGCGCTGTTTGTGTTAAAAGTTGCTCGGAATGAGTTGGCACACAGTCGATCAAAGGAAAGGAAGATTGTCATGGGAATTGAACACGAGCTCAAAGACGCGATCTCTAACACCGAGCAGCTGATCGGTCAGATCAGTCAAATGTATCGCAGCGGTATCAGATTTTCGCTTGCCAAAGACGCAGTTGATCGGGCGCACAGCGTGTTAGCTACCAACGATGAGCCGGCCATGCAGCATGCTTGGGTTGAGGTGACCGTCGCTCAAGCTGCGCTGTCTGCACAGACGTATGCACGGTGCAAAGAACTACAGGGCGCGCCCAGCCTCAATCGGGCCATCATTGAAAGCAAAATGGATGTCTATCTTGCGTCAACGCAGGCGGCGCTTCGTCAACTTCTTGCCAACGAGACGCTACTGGGTCCGATCCCTGACATTCAGCTCCCGGACGCCGCAGTGATTTCTCTCGCGGAGGCAACGGGCAAAGACGCTGCAAAGTTCATTGACAGTGCGGCAGCTTGGATCTTCAGCAATCAGGACAAGATGATCGCGGCTGCCAAAGCTAAAGCTGACGCCAAGGCAAGCGCAAGCGCAAACAGCGCCAGTGGTGGCAGCCAAAAGCACAAACTCTGACGGCAGCGCGTTGGTCCCCCGGCCTACCGGGCTGCAATGCATCAGCCAGCCTTCTCCAACTCCAGCATCGTGGTGAAGCCCCCGCTGCCGTCGATGGTGTGAGTGGCCTTGGCCACCAGCCAGTCGGTGCCATCAATCTCTGGCTTGAAGCCGCTGACAGTTACCGTCTGCTCCGGGTAGATATCCGCACGGCCGACGGCCAGCCGATAGCTCAGCTGCGCGGTGCCTCGGTCCAGCCGCTTGAATTCCGCCTCTGCGTGCTGCCGCGCTTCCTGTGCGGTGGCGTAGGTCGCCTGCAGCTTCTTCTCGTTATCTGACGTGCCCACCAGCACGCCCGTGCGCCGCGCTGCGCGCCGGTCGCCCCAATAGGCACGAACGCCGGTGAATTTCTCGCGGTCGGCGACGCTGTAGCGGTGCTGGTCACCGGATGCCCGTGTGATCCACACTCCGGGCAGCGGCTGGCCGCTGGCCGTGGTGCCTGCACCGATGGGGGCAAAGATCAGCGTTCCGGCCTTCACTGTGGCCACCGCGTCGAAGCGCTTGCCGAGCCGCGTCAGCAGGTTGATATCGCTCTCGTTGGCTTGGTCGAGGTGTGGAATGGGCACGCTGGCCAGATCCGCGGCTACCGACGCACGCAGCGAATGCTCGCCGGCGATGGCACTGAGAATGTCGCCCAGGGTGGTGTCGTGCCAGCTGCGCTCGCGCCGGCGACGAACCGCTCCTGTCAGGTCGGCCGAACGCGCCCGAATCGTGATGATGTCGGGCGAGCCACTGTGTTCTACGTCGTCCACCTTGAAGGTGCCCTTGTCGAACAGCCCGCTACCTTCATAGCCGATGGCCACCTGCAGGGTGACCCCACGGCGCGGCAGCGCAAGCATGCCGTCATGGTCATGCACCCGCAGGTCTACCTGGTCGGCTTCATCGCCACGGCTCTCGGTCAGGGACAGATCCAGCAGGCGCGGCGCCAGCCGGTCGGTCAGATCCTTGCCGTCCAGCACCACCCGCCATGCGGGGATCGGGTATGGGGTCGCCCTCATGCGATGGCCTCGCTGGCGCCGTCGTCGTCACGTTCCAGCTGCATCTGGAAGTCGATCAGGCGCGGTGTGCCGTCGTTGAACAGTTCGCGCCGTGTCTCGCTGAGGCTGGTCAGCAGGTAGGCGCCGTAGACGCGCCCTGTACCCTCCACCAGCGCCTGCGGTTTGCCCTGGTCGCCCAGCTCGCGCAGCTTGTCCAGCACCTGCAGGTCGCTCACCAGCTCGCCAGCGATGGTGCCCTGCAGGCTGATGGTGTCATCGCCCGGCCCGACGTACTGCCGCGCTGCGCGGGCGCCCACGCGCTCGCTGCTGGCGTGGCGCCAGGTCATCTGGCGCTGCAGTTCGCCGTAGGCGGCAGTTGAGAGGGAGAACACGAACGTGCCCCAGGTCATCATCATGGTGGTGGTCCTCAGTCGCTGAGCCGGGCACCGCGTCGGGTGGCCTTGTCGCGCTCAATCTGTTCAATGGTCTGCCGCACCAGGTCCGCAATCTTCTGCTCATCAGATCCAGCCGGCGCGTTGATGTGGATGGTGTAGCTGGAAGCGCCTGTGCTGCCCGCAGCGGCTTGCGCAGCAGCCGGGGCCATCACTGGGGCGGCAGCGGCCATGACGGGCAGCGCAGCCGCGCCCAGCGCGAATCCGGCCGATGCTTGGCGCAGCTTGTCGCGGCTGGCCGTCGCGCGTGCGGTGTCGGCGCTGTCGGCCATCCGGGCGATGCGCCGTTCGCGCAGTTCGTCCAGGCGGGAGGGCGCGGTAACGCCGTTTCCACCGTTGGGCTGCATGCGTTGGGTCATGCCGGCGCCGATCTGCACCACGCGCTCGCCCCCGACCGCTGCCGCACGTAGGCGGTCACGGCTTGCGGTTGCGCGGTCGGTATCGGCGCTGGCGCCAGCGCGGGCAATGCGCCGCTCGCGCAGTTCATCAAGGCGGCTGGCCGACGCACTCGCGCCCCCGACGCCTGCCTGCTGCATGCGCTCGCCCATACCGGCGCCGGCCTGCGTGATGCGGTCGCCGACGCTGGTCACCTGCTGCAGCGGCTCGCCCTGGCTGCGGTCGATGCCGCCGGCCAGCCCCTGCATGGTGAAGTCACCGAACTGCGCGAAGACACGCGACGGGCTGTGGATGCCCAGCAGCCCCTTGAAGCGGTCCATCACGCCCGAGGCGATACCGGCCACGGCATCCATCGCGGCGCTGCCCTTGGACACGATGCCGTTGACCAGCCCCTGCACCATGTCGATACCGGCCTGCATCATCTTCGCGGGCCAGCCGAGCAGGATCTGATTGGCACCCTCCCACATGGCGGACAGGCCCGACCGGATCTTGTCACCGTTGAGGGTGAACAGGCCGACGATCAGCTGCCACGCACCCTGCAGGTAGGTCCACGCGCCGCCCACGGCGTTCTTGATGATCGGCAGCATGAAGGTGAACGCCTTCACCAGCCAGTCGATGGCGGCGACGGCCATGCGCAGGTTGACGGTCAGCACTTGACCCAGCACCTGGCCGAATCCACGGCCGGCGGTGGTGGCGCCCTGCAGCTGCTCGCTGGTGGCCTTGAAGGGGGTGAACAGCTTCTGCACCCATGCCCAGGCTTTGCCCATGGCATCGGACACCTGCGCCCACACCGGCCCCAGCGGTTCCAGCGCGGTCATCAGCTCGGCCATGATCGGGTTGACCACATCCAGCACGCCCTGCCACACGCCGATCATGAAAGCCTTGATCGGCTCCCAGTATTTCCAGACCAGCGCGGCAACAACGGCCACGGCGGCGCCGATGGCCAGCACCGGCAGGCTGATACCACCCAGCAGCGGCAGCAGCATGCGGCCAACATTGAGCAGCATCGGGAACGCCCGGCCACCCAGCGACAGCACCTGGCCGATCAGCCGGCCGATGCCGCCGCCGCCGCTGAGCAGCATCACGCCCTTGTGGATCTGCGTCAGCGCCATGGCACCGACGCCGCCGGCCACCAGCAGGCCGCCGAGCGCGGTGGCCAGGGCGGTACCGCCGATGGCCAGCTTGGCGATGGTAGCCACCAGCTGCGGGTTCTTCGTGACCCATTCGGCCATCCGGTCGGCAACCTTGGCCACGCGCGCGGCCAGTTCCTTGACCGTCGGCAGCAGGGTCTTTCCCAAGCGCTGGGAAAGAACGGTGGCGCTGTTCTTGAGCAGCGTCAGACCGTTCTCGGCCGTCCCCACGCGCGCGGCGTATTCGGCGTTCATCGAACCGCCGTACTTCTGCGCATCGGTGACCTTGCCGAAGTTCTCTTTCAGCAGATCGAGGTTGGTCAGCAGCGGTGCGATCGCACCGATAGACTCGCGGCCAAACAGCTGCGTCATCGTCGCCGCCTGCTCGGCCTTCGGCAGCTTCTTCAGCTTTTCCAGCACGTCGAGAATGGCGCCGCCGGCGTCTTTCTGCATGGCCTGAGCCAAATCACCAGCTTTCAGCCCCAGCTTCTCGAACGACTCCACCTGCCGCTTCGTGGCCGCATCGCCAGAGGACAGCGTGAGCAGCATATTCTTGATGCCGGTGGCCGACACTTCCGACTCGATGCCCATGCCGGCAACCGTGGCGCCCAGCGCCGCCAGCGGGCCGCTGCCGAGGCCGGCCACCTCGCCCAGCGCACCGATGCGGTTCACCACCTCGCTGATCTTCTGGACGCTGGCGGGGCCGGTGTTGCCCAGGTAGTTGATCTTGTCGGCCAGCACGACAACGTCGTCCTGACCCATGCGGAATGCGGTACGCCAGGTGGCCATCGTCTGGCCGGCGTCTTCGGCGGTGGTGTCGAAGGCCACGCCCATCTTCGCCGCGTCCTCGGCGAAGCGGGTCAGCTCGTTGCTGGCGATGCCGGCCTGGCCGGCAGCAGCGACGATCTTGGCGATATCGGTGGGCACCATGGGCAGGCGGCGCGACAGTTCCTCAATGTCGCGGCCAATCTTCTCGAAGCCGTCCGGCGTGTCGAAGTCCACCACCTTCTTTACGTCGGCCATAGCCGACTCAAAGCTCATGGCCTGAGCGATGGGCAGCGTCTGCGCACGCAGCGCACCGAACGCCGCCAGCGCCACGCCGGTGCCGTGTGCAGCAGCGTTCATGCCGGCGCTGTGGATCTTGCGGCTACGGGCCTGCGCAGCATCGAGCGCGGCCAGGCGCGTGCGTTGGGCATCCATCTGCGCAGAGGCGGCGGCAATCTCGCCGCGCAGCTTGCGCTCATGCGTGCCCAGCTGCCGCGTGCTGATGCCGGCACGATCCAGACCACCGCGCAGACGCTGCAGTTCGACCGACTGCTGCTGGTGCAGGATCTTCAACTGGCCGGCAGCGGTGCGGGCCTGATTGAACTCGCGGCTCAGCCTGCGGGTAGGCGTGCCCGCCTCCTTGGTCTGCCGGGCCAGAGCGGCGACGCGCTGCGTTGCAGCCAGGTGGCTTTGCTCGGTTGCGCGCACGGCCTGCTGCTGCTGGCGGTATGCCGCAACGTCACGCTGGGCGGCATTGAGGCGGCGCAGGTTGGCCTGTTGTTCCTGCAGAGCGGTGGACAGGCCTTTGCTGCCGGCCATGACCTTCTTGAACGGGGCGCTGGCGCGGTCGAGCGCTTCCAGCACCACCTGCAGGCGAAGATTGCCGCCGCTCATGCGACGACAACCGGTGCGCGTGTTACGGCGCGGTCGTGTCCGTGGGATCGGTTACCAGCGCGGCCAGGAAGCGGCATCCAGCACTGAACGCCCACAGCAGCAGCCCGCCGACCGAAGCCAGCAGGAACAGCACAAAGACGATGGCGATAAGGGTGTCCATAGGCGGACTGTATCACTGCTGGGCTCCACTTCGTTCATGGGCGCGCTGACGCCACTGGATGAGTTCAGACAGGGAGAGGGCCGATAGCTCGGTGAGGGTGAAGGAGAAGATCACCGCGATATCGGCCATCAGATCCTCTACGGAGTCTGGAACTCCCTCTCCGACTTCGGCACGAAAAAATCACCGATGACACGGGCGATCTCGATCAGGTCGGCCGGTTCCAGCTTGCCGGCGTCGGCGGTGGTCAGGATCGGCTGGCTGATGCGCGGCAGGACCGTGGTCAGCGCCGTCACATCCATCTGTGCCAGGTCGAACAGCTTGATGCCGCGCAGATCGCCGGCGGTCGGCTTGCGCAGGCGAACGGAGCGGATCACCTGCTCGCCGCGTTCGATGGGAGTTTCCAGCACGATCACGTTGGTGCCGGTGGCTTCGGCGTCGGTGGCGGTGTCGGCTTCATGGGTGGTGTTGCGGGTCATCGCTATATCTCTCAGGAATGGCCCAGCCGCTGTAGCGGCCGGGCAGGGGGGCGGGATCAGGCGCCGATGGCGCGACGCAGGGCAGACTGGCGGTCAACGCCGTTGACCATGAAGACCATGCCGACCAGGTCGATTTCGATTTCGGTGCGGCCGTTGACGGTCAGCTTGTAGTAGCTGGCCGAGGTCTTGACGCTGAACTCGGTGTCGTCGCCGACCTTGCCGGTGCCGGCGTCGATCTCGGTGTGGCGGCCGCGGATGACGATCTCGACCGCATCCACCTCGCCGCTGTCCTCACGCTGGTAGCCGCCGGCGAAGCGCAGCTGCACCGCGTTGTGCGAAACGGCGCCGTACTGGCGCAGCACGTCGAGCATCAGGCCGCCGCATTTCCACTCGGCCTCGATCTTTTCCTGGCCCAGGTCTACGTCGATGGGGCCGAGCATGCCGCCTGCGCGGTACTCCTCCATCTTGCGGGTCAGGGTAGGCAGCTTGAACTCGGTGACCTGGCCGATGTAGCTCATGCCATCGTTGAACAGGTTGAGGTTTTTCAGCTTGCTGGGCAGTGCCATGGCAGGGGTTCCTTATGCGGCCTCAGCCGCTGATGCGGGCCGGGAAGTCGGCGAAGTAGCGGTCGGTGATGCGCTGGTTCAGCTGCAGGCTTTCAAGCGGCGGCACCGGGGTGTAATCGAAGTCGATCACCAGCTGGCCGCTGGCCAGCGACTCCGAAGCGTTGGCGCCGGCGTCGTACCAGGCGCTGGCGCCGATCACGTAACCGGCATAGACCAGCTCGCGGAACTTCGCGTTGATGCTCTCCAGCAGGTCGCGGACCAGCGTCGGATGCAGCGGCTTGTCGATGTAGATTTCCTGCGCCTCGGCGATGGTGTCGGCGAGGATCTGCGCGGTGCGGGTGGCCGTCTCGAACTGGAACAACGGGTCGGCGCTGCAGGTGCGCGAACCCCAGAACTTGTAGCCATTCGAGTTGATGAGGGTGGTCACGTCGCCGGCATTGAGCAGGCCCGCGTCGGTGTTGGGGTCCTGCAGATCCCAATGCACGTCGCGGCTGATGCCGGTCACACCAGCCACCGGCACGTTCGAGATGGACTTGTGCCAACCCTGCTGCTGGTCGGTCATGGCGCGCACGCCCAGGGCACGGGCGACGGCGAAGGCCATGCCGGTGGAGGCGGTGGCGGTGTTGAAGGCCATGAAGTCGGGGTAGATCAGCATCAGTTCACGGGCGGCGAACTGCTCGCGGTAGGCGACGGCCTCCGACACCGTGGCGCTGGCGGCGCAGCTGGCGTAGATCATGGCGCGCAGCTTCTTGGCGATGGGGATCATGGCAGCGGTCACCGGCTGGGTGTCCAGCCCCGGTGCGCCGAGGATGCGCGGACGCACGCCCAGCTGTGCCTGCGCAACCAGCAGCGCGTGCAGGCCGGTGTAGCTGCCGCCATTGGCGCCGCCGATGACGTTGGCAGTGGTGTCGGTGTCGTTGCTGGCGCTGGCCACACGTACCACCACCACAATCGGGTTGCCTTGGTCGGCGATGCCCTGCAGCGTGGCGCGCAGTGTTCCGGTGCTGCCTGCCTTGCCGACCGCGCTCAGCACGTCGGTAATCAGCACAGGGCGGTTCAGAGGAAAGGCGGTCTTGTCGGCGTCCTCGCCCGTGCAGACGATGCCGATCACAGCGGTGGATACGGTACGGATCGGCCGGACGCCGCCGTTGATTTCGATGACGCGAACGCCGTGGTGGTAGCCGCTGGCGGCCATGGGCTTCTCCTTCGGTTAGGGGGTGTGGAAGCGGAGTGGTACGGAAAGGCGGGTGTTGCGCGATGCGCCGCTCGGTGTGGCCAGCTGGCCCTGCAGGTCGAGGACGAACGAGCCGGCCACGTCGCCGTGAGCCAGGTCGATACGGGTCAGGCTGATGCGCGGCTCCCAACGCATCAACGCGGTGGCGGTAGCGCCGAACAGCCGCAGGCGGGTTTCGTCGTTGAACGGCTGGTCTATCAGCTCGGGCAGCAGCGAGCCGTACTCACGACGCTGCACGCGCGAGCCGATGGGGGTGGTCAGAATGTCGGCGATGGACTGGCGCAGGTGCGCCAAGTCGTCGCTGAACGCGCCTGTGCGGCCGTCCATGCCGATCATGCCGGTGCCCCGGTGGTGCCGCTGCCCGGTTGCACGCCGGCGTGCTTGTGCTTGGTCAGGCTGATGCCGGCGGCGATCACGTCGTCGGATACCTCCGCCTTGCCGGTGATCGTCACCTTGCCTTCGATGCTGGTGGCGCCCTTGATGGTCACCGGGCCGGTGATCGTGGTTCCGCCGTCGGCGGTGATGGCCACGGTTCCACCGGCAGGCAGAACGGCCGCCATGGCATGTGCGTCGTGGTCATAGCTGACCACGGCGCCATCCTTGAACTGGATCAGCGTCAGGTTCGGGTTGGTCGACGGTGCCGGGTACTGCTCGCAGTACAGCCCGCGCAGCACGATGGCGTTGGCCAGGTCGCCATCGCAACACAGCAGTGCAACCTGCTCGCCGCTGCTCGGCGGCGACCAAGTGCGCAGCTCGCCGGCGGCGGCACTGAACCAAGGGAGGAAGTCGGTGTGCGCTTCGCCCGTCTGCACGCGGCACATGTGCCGGGCGTGATCGACCTCGGTCACCACGCCGTCGCGGAGCAGGTTGTTGATCTGTTGGGGCAGCGCACTATCCATGCCCCCATATTCCCGGCGTCCCTTCGCGCGCGCACGTAGCGCGGTAGGTAGATAGAGCCGCTACAGCGGCGGGCACGCGCGCCGCGCCGCTACGATCATCACCGCGTCAGCTGAGATCAGCCGGCGGCGCATCCTCCGGTGCAGTGGGCACTACGTCTACCCACGTTCCCGACGTATCGTCGTATGTGACGGGCAGGCTGCGGCTGGACGGGGGCGCGTGGTCGGTGACCGATGGCGGCAGCGACTGGCCACGCGGCACCGGTGCGGCGAACGTGCCGTCCGCCTTGTTCCAGAGCGGTCGGCCGCTGTAGTCCGGCTGAAGCACCCAAAGGCCCTGTCCATCGTCCCACGCGTTGCACTGCGGGGTGGTGCCATCAAGTCGGAACGGCTCAGCCAGCGTCACGCCCTTGGGCAGCTTGTCGCCGAGCGCGAGGCGGTTGGGGACTGGCATTGCAGTGCGCGTATCCCACAGCATCCGGTTGCGGTAGTCGGCCACTACATCCCAGCGCTTTCCGTCCTCAGAAAGGCGCAGTGCCTGGAACTCGCCAGCAGTTCGCTTGGGTGCCACGTCAACGGTGTGATCCGGGAGATACCAAGCACCGTCCGGGGAGGGCTGCAGCCGCACCGGGCCTATGTATGCGCGGGTGATCGGGTCGAAGGCGTGGGCAAAGCGGGGTTCGTTGGACATGCTCCGTTCCTCAGTAGGTGATGCAGTAGATCATTCGCAGACCCGCCGGCAGGTTGCGGTCGCCGCCGGTGTTGGCCACCGTGATCGCATGGGTATGCGCGCCGCCGTCAGCCGCTGTAGCGCTGTGGCCGTGGTCGCCAACCTGCGCGATAGAAATATCGTGCGAGTGAGCGCCGGCGCCATTCATGCCGATGTTGTGGGCGTGGCCACCTGCGCCATCCGTGGTGAAGCTATGGGAGTGAGCACCAGCGGGGCTGGTGTTCGGCCAAGGGTTGTCGTAGTCGACATTGCCGCGCGAACCGGCGTGCTGGCCGTAGTCAGCGCCCCACGGGTAAGCGAAGCCAGCTTCGGCGAAGGCGGTCAAATGCTGGTGATCGCCTACCGCAGACGTACCGCCGGTATGCGCGTGGTGCCCCTGCGAGTCAGTCCACGCACCGTGAGCGTGATCGCCCACACCGCTTGCACTTGCGCCGTGTGAGTGTGCGCCGCCGGCACCAACATTGATCGTGTGGCTGTGGTTGCCGGCACTGGCCGAACTAGCGGTGTGGGCGTGGCGGATCACCTCACCGGCGGTGAAGCCGCCAACGGCGTCGGCGCTGTTGGTATGGGTTACAACGGTGCCATCACCCATAGCCGGTAGGTTGAAAGTGGTCTTGCCGTCGCCGGCGCCGTAGAGGGTGCCAATGGCAGCGAACAGGTCCGCGTAGGTGGTGCGGGAGACGGCAGCGCCGTTGCACAGGAGTGTGCCAGCCGGGGCGCTCTTGCCCGCGAACATGATGACCTGGCCTGCGATGCGGTTGGCCTTACTGGCGGGGTCCAAATTACCGGCGTGCCAGATTCCCTTTCCGTCCCAGGAAATCTCGGACACCGTAGCTTTCAGCTGCCCTACCGCAGAGGCGGCGCCATTCGGTCGCAGCAGAACCTGGCCGCCAGTGCCGTCCGGCGAAAGCACCGCGTATTCTCGGCCGCCGAGGAAGTTGTTGGACCTGGCCTTCACCCACGTGGCGGAAACGTCACCAGTGAATTCAGCGCCAGATAGGTTCGCCTTGTTCGCCGGGTCAAAATTGGCGCTCGTCCACAGTTCTACCCACCCTTTCCAGCGCTGGTCGGCAGGCGCGGTGTCCCGGCGCGAACGCATCCAAAAGCGGTTGCCACCACTGTAGTCAGCAGCAAGGGCAAGGCCGCGTGAGCTGTCGTAGCTGGGCAGGGACCAGGCAATGGTGTACTGCGCCGGCATCGTGGTAGGCGAGGGGTTGCCCTGTCGATTGATGCGCAGCGCGTTCCATGTGTCCACCCAGCTGTCGTCGTTGCTGGTCGGGGCGAGATAGGCCACGCGCGCAGCCACGTCCTCAGCGGAAGCGGCGCCGATCTCGCTCAGAGTCCACCCGAAGTTCACGCCACCGTTCACATCCTTGGCGGTGTTGCCGATGGTCACCTTGCGGGACGCACCCCATGCCGTGGTCACGATGTTGGCCGTGCCGTCGAATGCGGTTCCGTTGATCGTGCGCGGAGCTGCAAACCTGCTGGCGGTGTCGGCGTTGCCAGTCAGCTTGCCCCGGAACTCGGCCGCATAGACCCAGCTGCCGGTAGGGTTCATCACGATCTTGTTGGGGTTGGCCACATTCGTAAGGCGGAATTCCTTGCCGCCGGTAATGTCGTGCAGCTCCAACCCGGTCTGTCCCTCGGTACCGCCTTGTTTGAACTGCCACGGGCGCTCGGAATACATCTCGCACAGCACCTTCCCGTCGCCGGCCCCGGTGCCGATCCTCGCACCAGCCATTTCGGTAACGCCGTTCTTGTAGACGACCAGCTGGCCAGCTGTGCTGGTGTTGCCATTGGGGCGCAGGTAGACGAACCCACCGTCGCTATTCGCGGCGGCAGACAGCACCACGCTGCCCACAGCACTACCCCGTAGCGCGGCGCCTGCGGTACCAAGGTCGAGGGTTTGATCGTCAGACAACGACGCACCCAGGGCGAACGTCTGACGACGGCCCCAGCGGTTTTCGGTGCCATCGACCAGGCGCCGCAGGTCGCCCATGTAGGCGAGCGGCTGCGCAGTGGTGTAGATAATCCCCTGCGGCTCGGCGGTGACGAACGCGCCGGGGCCGTGATACGTGGCCCCGGTCGCATTGACCACGCGCACGGCGTGACCTTGGTTGTATTCACGCTGCTGCAGCCACAGCTCGACACCCGTCGATTTGCCGGCCGAATCAGTGGTCAGCACCAGGCCGAAGCGGCTGGGGCGATCAAGCGATGAGTCCGCGCCGATGCGAGTGTGCTGGACCATGCCATCGACAATCGCCTGCGTGAGCGCCGTGGTTGTCTCGCTGAAGGTGCGCGTAGATGCGGCAATCTGCTCCCAGGCATAGCGCGGACTGCCGATTGCACCATTGGTCATTTCCAACAGGAGAATGCTGGCGGCTGCGCCGCGCCACGGCAGCGTGCCCAACTTGATCCATCGGACTTGGTTCGAGTTGCCGGGAATCGCGTCAATCGGCTGAACCTTTCCGATCTGCGGGAAGTCGGCGGCGTGCATGCCGTCGAGCGTGTCGGCGTCTAGCCCCTTGCCGTGGCCCATGTCCTTGAGCGCGGCGCCCTTCAATTCGAGGCTGGTGCGGATAGCCGCGGCCGTGGCCAGCGCCAGCAGCGTCTTGACGAACGGTGTCGGTGCATTGGCGCCGAAACGGTCGTCCAGGGCGGCTCTCAGCCCGCGAGCGGTGACGGCGCGCACCCCGTCCGCGCCCGCGATGGTTTCGGGACCATCTGCCAGCTCGACTACGCCGGCGACCGATTCAGTGGCCGGCGGGTTCAGGAACTGCGTGCTGCCGAACTTGATCTGCGCCGTGTCGATATCGGCGAACACCACGTCGGCCGAGAGCAGCAGCGTGGAGATGCTCGCCTTCTCCATGATCGCTTCGGCCTGGCCGTAGACGGCAAACAGTGTGCCGTCGGCCAAGTAGAGGCCGAAGCCACGCAGCGGGTACTTGTCGGTGCCGCTGTCCTGCAGCGTGACGTGGATCGTGTCAGCCGCAACCGACTCACCACCGAAGCTGGTCATGCGCTTGAATTCACCGGGCAGCTGCGTCATTGCCGCAGTGGGAGTGAAGCCGGTAGAGGTAAGGCCGATCTGAGAAATCAGCACCGTGTTGGTGCCGGTGTTGGTGCCGTTGACCAGCTTGGCGCGGCCGGCGTTGGTGATCTTCATGCGCATAGGGGGTCAATCTCCGGTCATCGTCAGGCGGCGGTACACCGCCGCTTGGGCACCTGCGACGGTTCCGACTTGGCTGTCGGCCTGAATGCCTTGGGTGAAAGTGAAGTGCGAGCGCACGGGCTTGGTGCGGTTCACCGCGTCCACGATCTGGTGGACGAACTCGGCCGACGACTCCTGCCCGCCGTCGCCGCTGATGGTCAAAAACAGGTTGAACGTGTGCGGCTCACCCTGCGGGGTCATCTGCCACCACTCGCGGATCTGCATCTGACCGCCAAAGCTGGCGATCAGGTCCGCGATGCTCTTGGCGGTGCCCTTGTGGCGCTGGATCTGGAACGAACTGGCGATGCGGGCGCGCTTGATGCGCTCGGGCCAGTTGCTGTCCCAGGTATCCACCGACACGCTCCACGCGAGGAACGGCAGGAACTCGGCCGGGCAGTTCCACGGGTTCCAGAGCGTGTCGTGCGCCATAGGCACGCCCGACAGCTGCGCATCGGCGCGCTCTACCGCGCGTTCCAGCCGCGTCGAATTGGGGGGCAGCAGGGAGGTGGCGTCAGGCATCGGTGCCGCCGTGCTCGATGACCACGCTGGTGCAGTACGGCGCCGACTGCGCGTCCACCGGCATATCCGCCGTGGGCATCTGCAGCTGCACACGGTGGACGCCATCGACGTGCAGGGCCGAGTAGAGCGCCGACAGCGGCACGTCGCGGCCCAGGCGCTGGGTCTGCTGCAGGAACAGCGACACCCGGCGCCGGGCTTCGGCCAGTACCAGCGCGCTATCGGGACCGTTGAAGGTCACCAGCCGCGCCCGGATCTCGAAGGGCTTCACGGTTGCTGCGGCCACGGTCACGTAGTCGGTCAGGGGCCGCACGTTGTCGTTAAGCAGCGCGGACTCCACGGTCTTCAACAGCGCCGCCGACGGCGTGCCGTTGCCCTGCCGCGACAGGACCGTGACCACGACCTTGCCCGGCGATGGGCTGGCGACGCTGGCATCGAGCACGTCCGAATGTGCGGAGAGCGTGTGGAAGATGTAGGCGCCTTCGGGGCCAGCGACAGACAGGCTTTCGGGCGCCAGCTGGATGCGGCGGCGGAACGCGGCGTCGTTCTCGTACTCGGCCGGGGTGTTGGTCTTCGGGTCTGCCGGCTTCAACAGCTTGCGCTGCACGCCAAACGGCACAGCGAGGTTGTCCAGGTCGGCGCCGTTGGAGTAGGGCAGCAGCAGGCCGCGTGCGCGTTGGTTGAACTGCTCACGCAGCACCAGCTCGCGGTACGCGCTGGCCTGCAGCAGTTTCATCACCGGATCAGATTCGACCAGGGCGGTGTAGTCGGGGCACAGGCGCCGGAACTCGGCCAGGCGTTCGGTCAAGATGGCCTCGAACGTGCGCTGCTCGAAGATATCCGGCGCCGGCAGCTTATCGACTTCAATGGCGGTAAAAGAGGACACGGATGCACCGGCTGATGGGTCCGGTCCAGATTCCCATCGCGCGCGCGCGAGGCCGTGGAATGCGGCGTGTAGCGCAGCCGCTTACGCTACAGCGTGTGCAGGTGATCGAGGATCAGCTCGCGTATGAGCTGCTCGTCGGCGTTGGTGAAGCCGAGCAGCACGCGCCGCGCGTAGGTGACGCGGGGGCCGCCCTTGCTGACGGAATCGGTGCGGCCTTCTTGGTGGATTCGGGCGATACGGGAGACGCGGCCGGCGAAGCCCACCGCCGCCTCACTGGCACTGCCCCGCACGCGTAGATGCTTTGCCTGCCGGATCTTGCCGAACATGGCACCGCGCTTGATGCGGCCAGCCTTGGCGCGGCGAGGCGGTGCGTTGCGTCGTGCGGCGAACGGGGAACCGTCGGGATTCTGCTGTCCCGCGATGCGCTTCTGCTGCGAGCGCCGCACGGCGGTGCCGACCTTGCGTGCCAGGCGGCTGCGCTCGGCAGGCTTGAGCCGTTGCAGCAGCGGTGCCACCCACGCCTCTAGGCGCTGCAGATCCTCACTCACTCGGTTATCGCCGGCAGGGTGCCTAGCGCTTCACCGTCGGCCGTCAGCGGGCCACCAGCGAGCGTGTGGCGGTGTTCCCACTCGGCGGGCGGCTCGGGCAGGTACTGCAGCTGGAACACCCCAGCGTCGTCCTGCACGACGCGCACGCGCTCGGTCAGCGGTAGCCGGATGGCCAGATCGACCACGGTATCGCTCAGCACGTCCACCTCGAAGGCCAGCTTTTCGCGGTTGTCCGGGTTGGCCAGCAGATCGGGCTGGTGCCGCGTCAGCCACTGCAGCAGCGGCACCATGACGGCCTCGGGCGCGCCGGCGAAGTCGCGCAAGATCAGTTCGAGGGTGTAGCGGTACTGGAAGGACAGACCAGCCGGGAAGCTGGCCACCAGCCCGCCGTCATCCACGAACACCAGCAGGCGTTCCGGATCGGCGGCGAGCGACGGCATTGCCGCGACCAGGTGCTGGCGGAGCAGTTGGGGCTTCTTCATCGCCGCGCGCACTCGGCCAGGGCGGTGTGCAGCTGGGTGACCAGCTGCTGCAGGGCCGTCACCTGCTCGGCGGCGGCGTGGTACTGGCCGTAGTTGGCTGCGGTGGTTTCGGCGACGGCAGAGAGCGTAACGCCGGCAGCGGGCGCATCAGGATCGCCGGCAGTTCCGGTGGGGGCGATGCCTGCCGCAGCGGCGTCGTGGATGTGCACGAAGCCAGCAGGCACAGCGCAAGCGGCATCAGCGGTCGGAGTGACATAGACGGGAACCTCTTTGGTGATGGTATCGCCGCGCTCGCGCACTACCTGTACGCGGTCCACGTACTCGGTCACGACGCGGGTGGTGCCCTGTGCCAGTTCCAGCTTGCCGGCCAGGTCCTTTTTCTCGGCGTTGGCGCTGGCCAAGGCAGCGTTGGCGCGATCCAGCGCGGCAGTGGCGCGGTTCACCCGCACCTGCTGGCAGCTGAAAAGGCCGGCGGTGGCTGCGATCAGGGCCACGATGGCAAGGGCACGGTAGAGCATCAGCGTGCGCCCAGCGCGGCCATGGCGCGGTTGGTGCGTGCGGTTCGGTCGGCCATTCCGTTCGGTGTGGCGCGGCTGCGGGCGTTGCCCAGGTTGACCACGCGGCTGACGCTCAGCACATCGCGCTGGTCGGCGTAGGCGTTGAGCCGGTTGTCATGCCAGAACGCCGCCGCTGCCATGGCGCCGGTTTCCGGCTCGATCAGCAGGCCGGGCATCTCTTCCAGCGGCTGGCCGATCAGCTGGCCGATGTGGCGATAGTTGCCACGGCCGGTGTGCATCATCGGGCCACGCCCGCGATAGGCATAGCCGTCGCCGCTGGCCTCATTGCCGTTGCCGTTGCGGCCGGCATAGACGCGGTTGCCCAGCTTCGCCGGCTGGTGGACGAACGCAGCCGCCTCCGGGCCTTCGACGTACTTGCCGAACACTTCGAGCAGGCGCTCGCGGCTGTAGCTGAGCGATTCCTGCACCCGCGACAGGCTCAGGCTTTCGTGGCCGACCTGTGCGAGGAAGTACGCGGCGCGCACCGGGGTGTTGATCCCGAAGCGCTTCATCGCCGCATTGAACGGCGCCACCCAGCGCTGAGCGCGGGGGAGCGGGCATTGCATGATCTGCGCCAGTAGTGGGGCGGTCAGCACGTCAGTTGCTCCCGAACAGGTGCGCGACGTTGCCGCGCGAGCGATAGGTGGCCACCAGCAGGACCAGCAGTAGCAGCAGCTGCCAGACGGTGACGTGGGCGCGTGCGCCCTGCAGCATGATCTGCAGGGCCAGGCCGCCGGTGGCGGCGATCAGCAGCCATGCGCACCAGGCGATGGCGGGGCGGTGGTTGGCGCCGGGGGCCGGGCGGTAGGTCAGCAGGCGGATGCAGATGGCCAGGCTGCACAGCAGCGTGGCGGTGGTCAGGAACTCAGCCATCGGAGCCTCCACGCGGCAGGCGGGTCACGTCAGCCGAGCGGCTGCGCTCAATCAGGCTCAGGGTCAGGGTGACGATGACCGCCGCACAGATGAACGCGGCAAGGCCCGTGGACACCACGCCGAAGCGCTGCATCACCTCGGTACCGCCCAGGTAGCCGGCCACGACGCTGATGGCCAGATACACCAGGCGCTTCCAGATCGGCAGATTCTTGGCCGACACGACGAACAGGGTGGCGCCGGCGAACGCGCCCAGGAACGCATCGGTTTGGATCCCCGGCAGGATCGACGCAAGGCCGACTCCCGTTGCCAGTGCTGCCATGCTGCCGGTAGAGGTTGGTTCGGTCATCTTCAATCCCATAGCTGAACAAGGGGGCGCATCGCGGCGCCGATGGACGGTGCGGGTACGTCGGGTAGCTCCACGACTGTGCCGATGGGCAGGACCGGCCCATGCAGGCTGATGCCGTAGTTCAGCGCGTGCGCCTTCTCGACCATGCCGGCGGTGGTGCCCAGGTGCCGGTGGCAGAGCGCGTCGAGCGTGTCGCCCTGCATCGAGACGACGCGCATCAGATCAGTTCCACCGTGACCCGCCGCAAGCCCTGCAGATCGCAGAGGGTGTTGCGCAGATCGCGGCGGATCTCATCAATGGTCGGAGTCAGTTCCTCCGCACGCTGGTTCCCCTGTGCGGTGGCGTCGTAGGACCGGTAGCGTTCGTGCAGTTCGACGGCGGTGGCGCAACCGACCGCGCGCAGAAACAGATGCACCAGGCGTGTGCTGCCGTCGATCACCGGCGCAGGCACGTCGGCCAAGGTGGCGTAGCCGGCAGCTTCCTTGCCCGCCTGCCACGCCTCCAGTTCCCGCGTTACGTCCATGACCGCCGACACCACGGTGCTGCGCATCCGCGGTGCCTGAATGTCTCCGGGAACGCGGATCGTCTCGCGCAGCACAGCCACGTCGATTTCCGGCCAGAACGCGCCGGCGGAGACGTTGGGCTGCTTGGGGACGGGCGATGCGTTGGCAACAAAGCTGCTCATGGTGGCCTCGTAGGTCGCCGGTGGTCGGGGCGTCACACCAAGGGAGAGAGGTCTTGGTGATCGGCCCCGAGCCGGCGGGGTTGCGGGGTACGCTCGGTGTGAGGTCAGTCGTTGGACTGACTGGCCTCGAACTTCTTCATCAGGCGCTCGGCGCGCTTGAGGTCTTCCTTGCCGCCGCAAGCGTCATGCAGCTGGATGGCCTTGCGCAGGTCGTCGATGACCTGGCCGACAGCCTCCGCATCCAGCGGCGCGTCGTCGGTATCCGTTGCGAGCCGGCCACGGCCACGCGCCACCAGCAGACGGGCCTGCACTTCGTCGGGCATGTCCTGGCCATCGGTAAGCGCCACCGCACGGTCAAGAACAGCCAGATCGAACGGTGCGCTGGTCTTGAGGGCGTTCACGGCGGCCTGTCCGATTTCTTCGGCAACCACGCAGCCTGCGGTGCGCTTGTGCGTGTCCGGCATATCCAGCCCGTGGGCAAGCACGTACTGCGCAATGTCCAGCCCGGCATCGAACTGACCGGCATCGAAGTGCCAGAGCATCAGCGTGGAAACGATGTCGTCCTTGCCGCCGGCATTAGCGGACAGCACGCCTTCCAGATACGGGGCGTAGGAGGGCAGCAGCGCGACCTTGAGCTGGGCCTTGCCTTGGGTGGACTGGATCTGTTTCAGGCGGGCGCGGTCGGCCGTCAGACGCACCTGCATCTGCTGGTAGATGGTGGTCCCTTCCATCAGGTTGCTGCCGGCGGTGCGCGCCGCCTCCTTGGCGGCGAGCGCACGCTTCACGTGGCGACTGGCGGGTGAGTCGGCCATGGCTTAGGACCCGAACTCGATGTTCTCGGCGACGGCGCCCAGGCCGTAGTCCTCCACCACGTAGTCATCGTTGGACGACTCGAAGTTGGCGACCCGGTTCTTGTTCGGCTGCTCGATGATGTGGCGACGGCGCCCGCCGATCTGCCAGTACAGCGACAGATTGCTGAGCGAGGTCACCATCAACGACTTGGCCGGGAAGAACGGCACGATGACCGGCTGCAGACCGCCGATGCGCTTGGTGCCCAGGATCAGTTCGGCCGCCAGCTTCTCGGTGGGCTTGTTGTCCTCGTTGAGGATCGGGAAGTACTTGTCGTGGACCAGCTGACGGCCACAGATCACCACCAGGCTCGGATCTTCCTGATGCCACGGGTCGATCAGGTTGGAGACCAGGTCGAACACCAGCGCGTCGATGTTGCCGTAGTCGGCGCCCGTACCGCCCACCTTGATCTTGCCCGTACCTTCCTTGCCTTCGCGCATCAAGCGCTCGGGGGCGTGTTCGCGGTACTTCTGCAGCCAACCCTTGTTCACGTCCTGCAGCATCGGGTTGGCCGCGCGGTCGGTGTTCTTGGCGATGCTGGTGCCGTGCCAGCCGATCATGATGCGGTCCAGCGCCTGGCGATGGATGATCGCGTCGCGGATCAGCGTCTGGAACTGGGGACGGTGTGCCCAGGCATCGAGCCGGGAATAGGTCAGCGCGGTGTCGAAGTCCGTTTTCTGGCACTCGTACACGTTGGAGTCCAGTGCGCTCGGATCGGTGGGGTTGCGCTCGCCGTTGCCGCTGGTGTCGGTACGGCCGGCGATGGTTCCGCTGATGCCGACGCCGACCTTTTCGCCCTTCAGTTCGTTGACGGGGACCATGTTGATCGCCTGCAGGAACGAGCTGTCTTCCTGCATGCGCGCTTCGAGGCGCTGCTGCACTTCCGGCTCCACGGAGAAGGTGTTGGCGACGCCGCTGACGTTGTTCAGCTTTGCGATCTGCTGGGTAAAGCCGTCGAACTTGTGACGGGTTTCGGTACGCATGGGGTAGCTCCGGAATCGTGAAAGAGGTGGGGCCGATCAGAAGTCGGTGAAGTTGGCGGTATCCACGTCCTTGCCACCCGGCACCGGCGGGCGCTTGGCGAAGGACTGCGGGGTTTCGTCCAGCTTCTTGCGCAGGCCATTGACCTGAGTGGACAGCGCCTGCACCTGCTCGCGCAGTTCGCGGTTGTCCTGGCCCAGCTTGGCCAGGGCCGCATCCTGCTCGCCCACCGCGCCGAGCAGCTGGGTGGCGAACTCGGCCACGTTGAACTCGGGATCTTCCTTCGCCGGTGCTGGCGCGGGCTTCTTGGCCAGGCCGAGGCTGGACAGCAACGCGGCAACCGGGCCGGGGCGTGCCTCCGGCTCATCCTCGGCCGTGAACTTGATGATGGTCTCGGCGGCCTCGGTAAACAGGTTGTCCGGTGCCTGCTTGCGATCCTTGAGCGGGCTGCTGTCGGGGTTCTGCGCGGAGAATGCGAGCATGCTGGTGCCGAGGCTGGCCGGCGAGTCGGTGACTGCCAGGCCGAACAGGTACGCCTTGCCGCTGTCGGCGAACTCCGGCGAAATCTCAATGCTGGTGAAGACCTTCTGCTTGCGCACGTTCACCATATCGACCAGGTCATCGGTCGGTTCGACCTGCGCGAACAGGGCCAGCTTCTTCTTGCCGGCGATGTCCACTTCCTCGGCCTTGACCGCCAGCACGTCGCCATAGGCACGGAACGGGCTGTCCGGCAGCGTGCTGCGGAAGTGTTCCAGCCAGATACGGGCGCCGTACACCTGCGGATCATAGGTCTCGGCAATGTCCGCGATCTGCTGCCGTTCAATCACCCGGCCATCGGTGGTCGCGCCCTCGACGGCCACACGGAAGAACTCGGAACGCTTCTTGGTTTTGCTGGCCATCTCGCCCTCTGCTGGTGTCGGTGCGCATCGGTTCTCGATGCGATGACCCATGGTCGAATGAGGGCGAGTCGGCGGCAACGCGAACGATGTGTAAGCCGCTGTTCTACGTGGGGTGTTCGTGTCGCGCGCGCGTGACGCCGGGCAACCTGTTCACGTGAGCAGCCTAGCCGAAAAACTCCACGTCGATCCACGGCGCCAAGCCAAGTTCCTGTACTGGATGGGCTGGCGCGTGTGCGATATCGCCAGCCTGATTGGCGAGAAAGAGAAGACCGTCCACAGCTGGAAGGCGCGCGACGAATGGGACCGCGCAGACACTGTTGAGCGCATCGGCGGGGCACTGGAAGCGCGGTTGGCCATCCTCATCCACAAAGAGGAAAAGACCGGCGGCGACTTCAAAGAGATTGATCTGCTCCACCGCCAGCTGGAACGGCAGGCCCGAATTCAGCGCTACCAGGGCGGCGGCAACGAGGCCGATCTGAATCCTGCGGTGGCCAATCGCAACGCGGCACCGAAGAAGAAGGCGCGGAAGAACGAATTCAGCGATGAAGAGATCGAACGCCTGCAAACGGCGTTTGTGGATGGATGTTTCGACTACCAGCGCGATTGGTACCGGGCGGGCAACGAACGCACGCGCATCATCCTGAAGTCGCGCCAGATCGGCGCCACGTACTACTTCGCCCGCGAGGCGCTGATCGATGCGCTGACCACGGGCCGTAATCAAATTTTCCTCAGCGCATCCAAGAGCCAGGCACATATCTTCCTCGGCTACATGCGCGGGTTTGTGCGCGAGGTGCTGGACCGTGACTTGACCGGCGATCCGATCACGTTGGCCAACGGCGCAGAACTGTTCTTCCTCGGTACGAACGCCCGCACCGCGCAGGGCTACCACGGGAATTTCTACTTCGATGAGTTCTTCTGGACCTACGGCTTCAACCAGCTGAACAAGGTCGCCAGCGGCATGGCGATGCACAAGAAGTGGCGCAAGACCTACTTCAGTACGCCATCCACCATGGCGCACGAAGCGTTCGATTTCTGGACCGGTGATCGCTTCAACAAGGGCCGGCCGGTGTCCCAGCAGATCCAGCTGGACGTGAGCCATGCGCGCCTGATGGGCGGCCGCCGCTGCGAGGATGCCATCTGGCGCCAGATCGTGACCGTGCTGGACGCGGCAGGCCGGGGCTGCGATCTGTTCGATATCGAGGAACTGCGCCGCGATTACAGCGCCGAGGAATTCGCAAACCTGCTGATGTGCGAGTTCGTGGACGACAGCGCCAGCGTCTTCCCGCTCACGATGCTGCAGCCGTGCCAGGTCGACAGCTGGGTGGATTGGGCCGACGACTTCAAGCCATTCGCCATTCGCCCTTACGGCGACCGCGCGGTTTGGATCGGCTATGACCCTGCCGAGACGGGCGACAGCGCGGGCATCGTGGTGCTGGCCCCTCCGCTGGTGCCCGGTGGCAAGTTCCGCGTGCTGGAACGCCATCAGTTCAAGGGCATGGATTTTGCGGCGCAGGCCGCATTCATTCAGCAGATCACCCTGCGGTATTGGGTGACCTATATCGGCATCGACGCTACCGGCATGGGTACGGGCGTGGCGCAGCTGGTGCGCCAGTTCTTCCCTGGCGTGACCGTCTTCAACTACTCGCCCGAAGTGAAAACCCGGCTGGTGCTGAAGGCGTTCGATGTCATCAAGAACGAGCGCTTGGAATACGACGCCGGCTGGACGGACCTGTCGCAATCGCTGCTGGCCATCCAGAAAACCATTACCCCGAGCGGGCGCCACGTGACATACACCGCTGGCCGCTCGCGCATCACCGGCCACGCCGATCTGGCGTGGGCACTCATGCACGCCCTGCAGAACGAACCGCTGGAAGGCGGTGCTGCAGCACGCGGCACCATGGAGATTTTCTGATGACAGACACCGACCAGGGCGCCACTGCGACGCCGCCGAGTATCGAGGCGTTTACGTTCGGCGAGGCCACTCCCGTGCTGGAGTCGCGCGGCATCCTCGACTACCTCGAATGTTGGAAGAACGGTCGCTACTTCGAGCCTCCCGTGGATCTATATGGCCTGTCGCGCACCACGCGCGCGAATCCGTACTTGCACAGCGGCCTCACGTTCAAGCGCAACATGCTGGTACGAACTTTCCGCCCGCATCGCTTGCTGAGCCGCGAGGCGTTCTCGCAGCTGGCGCTGGACTACACCACCTTCGGCATGGCCTACGTTGAGCGGCGTCGTGCTATGTCCGGCGCTGCGCATAGCTTGGCGGTGCCGCTGGCGCAGTACGTGCGCAGGGGGGTGAACGATGGTGAGTTCTTCCAGGTGCGCGCTGGGCGCGTGGAGCATGAGTTCCCCGGTGGCGAAGTGTTCCAGTTGCGCGAGGCCGACGCGGATCAGGAAATCTACGGCGTGCCCGAGTGGATGCCAGCTGTGCAGTCAGCGCTTCTGAATGAGTCGGCCACGCTGTTCCGGCGGAAGTACTACAACAACGGCTCCCACGCCGGCTACATCCTCTACATGACCGATCCGCAGCCGGAAGGGATGGACGTGGACGCATTGCGCGACGCACTGCGCCAATCGCGCGGGCCGGGCAACTTCAAGAATCTGTTCGTGCATTCGCCCAACGGCAAGAAGGACGGCCTGCAGGTGATTCCGGTCAGTGAGGTAGCCGCACGTGATGAGTTCGCCGGCATCAAGAGCGTGACGCGAGATGACATGCTGGCGGCGCTCCGCGTACCGCCGCAGCTGCTGGGCATCGTGCCGCAGAACAGTGGCGGGTTTGGGTCGATCCGCGATGCGGCCACGGTGTGGGCGGCGATGGAGCTCGCCCCGCTGCAGACGCGGATTGCGGCGATCAATGAATGGCTGGGCCAGGACGTGATCCGTTTCGCGCCTTTCGACTTAGTGGCAAGCGCAGACTGATGGCGCACCGAGCGGAGCCTGAAGGCTCCGCCTCGGTTCGCGTCAGAGGTGGCGCTTCTGATTGAGGCTAGGCGGGATCAGCTTTTCCTTGAACCAGATTTAGTGCAGGTCGGTACAGGAAAGCAGCCCAGAAGGAGGGATTGGCCTTGTCACCAATCGTAGTAAAGAAGCCTACTTCGGAGAGACGCTTGGCAATCCTGAATGATTCTTCTATGGGGATGCCCCAAAGCTTGCTCAAGCTTTCAGTGGTTTGCTCGCACTTCTCTCCTTCGAGTTGATTCAAGTACTCCCGTAGTCCTGGGTACTCAGCGAGCAGCGTCTGCTCGTACCTGACCTTGGATACCTCAATGAGTGCTTCCTTGAAGGGTGCGCGTTCGAAGATCTGTGTGTCTTCAACGTCGGCTGCGCCTCTCTCGAATCGCAAAATCTGGAGCTTTCTGACAGCGCCAAGTAGATGAATCAGCTCGCGTGGAGCAGGATAACCAGTGCCATCAGTCGTTCGAGAGACCATCCACTCGAATGTTTGAGGATTCTTGCCAGAGTCGATCTTGTCTGGCGCCAGACTGTAGAAAAGCGCCTTCTGTGCATCGTAGTCCGAGCGAACAGCGTCGGGATTTACGTCGCAGTATTTGACGATGGATTCGTTGCTGAGAAGGCGCATCACGATAAGGTTGAGCAAACTCTCCGTAGACCAGGCAATGGTCAGGCTCTTCGTGATGTGGCTTGCTTCTGTAAATCCGCCTTCGGTGATTCGTCTCCAGATGTCATCTCGCACGAAAATCTTGAGCGAAATGTTTGAGAATGCCTTGATGTCGTTGTAGGCCCGGAATAGAGCACGCAAGGCATTGCGTTCCAGCTCAGGGGAATCTGCAAATGCGACGTCGAGTCTATCAAAGAGCAGCCAGAGCTTAAGGCCGGCGCCCTGCAGGGCGGTGTCGGCCATTTCGAGCAGCTCGTCTACAGGTATGTCGTCAAGACTCTGTTGTTCGGTTTTTGCTGCGAATTCCACTTTTCTAGAAACGCTTGGCGTTCCGGTGGTCGCATCGACGGTTAGCTCATATGCAACAGACTTGGCATCGCGATTGAGCCAGCTCTTCAAGTACGACGTAACTGCTTTGAAGATGGCGGGCAGACCAGTTGAAGCCGGTAGCAGACCGGCCTCGCTAAGGCTAGATATGAGTGCGGTCGCGTTGCCGTCACGAACGTCATAGCTCCTTAGGGTGTTTGCAATCAGAGTGAGGCAGTAGAGCTTCCATAGGTACTGGAATGCGAGTTCCGATGGCGGGGGGTCAGAAACCACTGAACGAAAGACAGTCGCACCACGCACATTTTCACCTGCTGCGAGCAGAATTCCACGGTCAAAGAACTCGTTCTCGCGCTTGTTCAATAGCGTGTATAGGGCGCTCTTTCCTGAGCCCTTCGGTCCATAGACTACGTCGACCTTCCCGGCCTCCATCTGACGCCACTGGTCAGTCTCGACAAAGTATTTCTCAAGCTTCTCAACCTCCTCTTCGGCGACGCGCTCGCCAATCTCCAGGCTACGCAGCAGCGCCAATTTGTCATGTGCCATAAGCTCCCTCTTAGTGTTGTGCGTCGTAACGCGAATAGCGTTGGCGTGATCGATTATCCCGATTATCGACGCGTGAATGGTCCAATGCTACACGCCTCTAGATCTTACGGATTCACCCCTCGCTATCGGCCCGTGGGAGGCTCGACTTTAGCCGGTACGCAGATTGCGGTCTCTTCGGCACCACGGAGCTTTGGCCAAGTGCTCCTCAGACGCTGCCGGTTTTTGTCACTTCGCGCCGGCCGGCGTCGAAGAATGCGGCCACGTCTGTGCTGGTGGTGAAGGCGCAGCCTGCGGGCGACACGCGGACAACTGGCATGGGGAGCTGATCGGTGGTGTTCATCTCCCCATCTTGCCCTTCGTCCCCTAGCGCGCGCACTCGTCTCCCCGCCACGCCTGCGCACTTCATAGGGTGCTTTTTCTGCACTGCCTGCAGCAAGGCCCAGCCCCGAGCCTGTATGGCGTTCTCCGGGCTTCGCTGGCACCGGCCCGCCCTGCGGTTCCCTGCGCGATAGGGGGGGCTGCGTGGCGCCCTGTGGCCTCCTTTGGTCACCTTCGGGCGGAGTCAATTTTTCAGGTGGCCACGGGAACGAGGTAACCAGGTAACACGAGCATTCCAATCGCTTATAAATAATTGATATAAAAGGAAAAGTGGTGGTTACCTTTCGAGGTGATTTGAGGTAATTTTTCGACCCCTACAAAGTAATGTCGTTGATTCATAAGGGAATTTTCTCTCGCCAATGTTACCTCTGAAGAAGGTAATGGGATTACTCAGAGGTTACCCTATTGTTACCTTGATAAATGCAATATAAGCCATTGTTTATAAAGGAGAATTGGTCGATTATTTCAGGCGGGTTACCTTTGTTACCTCTTTCCCGTGGTCACCTGAAAAATTGCACCTTATCGCGCGTAAGGGGGCCATCAGCATCCCCGCCGCCGCATACGCTCACGTCTGCCGCCCACTCCCTTGTGGCAGCGTTTGCGACGCCCAGCCGTATCCCGTCGGCCATGCCGCTGCCCCCCACTTCTACTGGACAACGAGTTCTGCAAGCTTCCCCAGCGAGCCACCGACCGTCATCGCCTGCAGTGGTGTGTGGGTGGTTTCGCTGGCGCAACGGGTGGGCGACGGCATCTGGATTGCCAATCTCGACCGGCACCGGCATGGCCCGGGTGGGCCGTTCCGCTGGTGTGCCAGCTACGAGCAGGGCCGGGCCGGCGGCGAGATGTGGGTGACCGCCACGAGGTTCGGCTGCGCGAGGATGTGGCCAAGGTCCAGGCCTTTCGGGAGGCTGTGCGCGCAAACAGGTTGGCGAAGCTGCACATCAAGCCACCGTTCGGCTGGGAGGGATAGCCGGGTGCTGGCGTTCGCTCAGCGTAGCGGTCAGCCCGTTGCTCGTTTCGCCACCGCTAAGTGGAGTGGCGCGGGCCTGCGGAAGCTATCAGCCAGGAGCTCTCTACTCCGTGATGGAAGTGAGGAGGCAAGAGGGGCTGCTCGGTTAGACGTTGTGGAGATTGGCAGTCGCCGTGATGCCGCGCGGAGTAGCAGGTTGACTAAGAGCAACGCCTGCGGGGGGGCGGTCAAGCTAAATTCAGATCCATATCGCGAACTTTTGAACGATGAGCCTCAATCGAAGCAGCGGCGGCACGTAGTTGTTCGTCCGACAAATGGTGGAACGCCGGCAAGAGCGCCTCAAATTTTTCGTACCTTTGCTGCATACCGGTCATGCTGATGCCGTCAACGTAAGATCTTCGAAGCACTTTTCTCGCGAGATCGAAAAGCGCGGGTGGGAGCTTTCGATCAAGAAATTTCTGGGCGATCCAAAGGTAAATGTCGACGATCTGAAGGCCTATTGAGTCTTCACTATTTGCGATATCGATTTGCTTGCCTGGAAGGTTCAGTCCAAGAAGATCCCCTTCAGCCATGTGCATATAGAGCGGGTGGTTCGTGAGTAGCAAACGCTGATTAGCTGGCGCCCCTCGCATTCCGTCGTGCATGAGCTTCAGTACTTGGTGCGTTTTGATCTGGGCTTCGTTGAACTCGGTCTGCCGATCGACAACGATTTTGGACGCATCTCCTGCACACTTGTTTCTCAGTCGTCGTGCTATGGAACTGACCACAAATTGAAAGCCAACCGCATTTGGCGATACGAGTTTACGATCAGGCTGTCCAAAGTCGAGAGCAAGCGGATTCTTCATTCCGTATGAGAGGGCGTCCGCGATTACCTCTTTGCTTCGGATGTCCCAATTCGTAGCTAGTGCGCGACTCTTTATCTCTTTCAGAAGCGCCACAATTTCCGCGGCACGAGGTTCGATCCTTCGAGTGGTGCACAAGTCCCACGCTTTGCGGAGGAGACTGTCGTCCATGAGATACGCAAGCTTATGAATGATGATGAATCGCATTGGCGTCCAGTAGTTCTCCCACCTGACGGCAGGATTGATGCCCGCGTCGAAGACTGCGTCGAAAAAGAGGATGATCGCTAGCGTCTCCTTCTCGATGAAGTAGAAGTCGAAATCGAACTTCATCTTGTCCTGGAGCTTTTCCAACATCGGTGCCAACGCGATAATTCCATTAGCGCGCAAGTTCTTTGCGTGTAGCTCGCCTCGGCCTGCCTTCCTGAGCATCTGACGATGGATGTCGACGCCGAGGGCGTCGACATTGGTTCTGCTTGAAATTACACCGTAGCTGAGCTTGGGCTGATCCCTGTTAAAGAGATCGTTTCCCGTGTTTCCTGATTCATCGATATGGAAGTACACGGTGATCCCCCAAGGTTCGTAGGCTTAGGGATGATAGCGGAAAAATTCTGCGGCTCACCTAGCTGGGGCAGACGTTTCACGATCCGGCGGCGGAAAAATTGAGCTGATTAAGGTATTGATTGATAATGGATGTTTGGCTGACTTTTAATCTTTTGGTCGAAGGTTCGAATCCTTCACGGCCCACCATTTGCACCAAGGGTTTCAGTCCTTCCCCCTCGCTCCGCAAAATATCGCCCGCTCCGCAATTCACTTCGTCGGGCTGGTCAGCGCACCGCGGCGCTTCCGCACATGGATCTCTGTCGTGGTCACTGACTTGTGGCCCAGCTGCTGCTGCGCCTGGCGAATGTCGCCGGCCGAATCGGCCTTGTCCGTGCCTGCCTTCGCGCGCAGGTCGCGGAACTGGAATACCTTCTTCGGGATGCCGGCGCGCTCGCGTGCTTTGTCGAATCGATAGCGCAGGGCATGTTTCCCGATCGGAAGCCAGTCCTCGCCCAGCGGCAGGCGCGTGCTGATCGGTGCGTCATCCGGGCGCTTCAGCGACAGCAGGCGATCGATCAGCACCTTCAGCTCGCCGGTGATCGCGATGCGCACCGGCGTCTTGGTCTTGCGCTGTCGCAGCACCAGCGTCCCGTCCTTGATGTTGCGGCGGTCCAGCTCGCGCATGTCGGTCGGCCGCTGACCGGTGTGGTAGGCAAGGTCCATCGCATCTTTCAGCACCTGGTCGGCGGCGTCGTACACGCGCTGCAGAATGTCGTCCTCCACGTACACGTCGCGGCCGTCCTCTCGGAATCGGTTTACGCCGGCGCATGGGTTTGGTAGGTCCGTGTAGCCCTTCTGCCGGCACCAGTTCCACAGGTGGGAGAGCAGCGACTTTTCACGGTTCGCAGCCACAGGCGCGCTGCGGCGCCACTGCAGGCAGTTGAAAACGTGCGTCGGACGGATCGCGTCGAGCGGACCCGGTGGGTCGTCGAAGAACTGGATCAGCGAATCGAGCTCGCGGTTGTTGTTCCGCCGCGTTCCCTCAGACTTCGTCGGAATCACCTCGACGCGGTAGCGCTCGGCGGCCTGCCGGAACGTCAGCTTTGCATCGGCGGGGATCGTCGCCGCACGCTCAAGCTCGGCCCACTTCTGGATGGCCAGGCCATAATCGCTGCCCAGCGCAGTTTCCTTGCGCGGCTTGCCACCGTGGTCGTAGTAGTAGTAGTGCACCACGCCGGATTTCTGCTTCCGGGGGCGGAACCGGGGGATAGCCCCCGGCTTCTTGGGTTTCCTTCCCATTACGCTGCTGCCTTGTTCGGTTTCCATTCCGTCGCCGGCGGCGTCTTCGGCTCCGGCTTGCCCTCGATCGCGGACCACAGCACCACTGGCCACCCGTGGGCGTCCAGATAGTGCCGGATCCCGTTGGTTGCGCAGGAACTCAGCTTGGCCCTTGCGCCGCGGCGTGCGGCACAGCGCCTTGATATCGTCACGGGACAGGTACCGCGCCACCTCCTGGCCGTAGAAATCGCGCAGCAACGCGTTCACCAGCTCGATCAC